ACCAAATACCTTGTAAAAAACAATCCGCCAGATCGTCCTTCTTTTTCGTATTAAGCACCTCACGCCAGCCGACGAGCGACGGGTTTGCTTCCAACATTTCGCTACAATAAAATACACCGTCTCTTTTGTGTTCTTTATAATTCGGATTAGTTCTATTGTCGGTCGGCGCAGTTTCCGTTTGAGCCGGTTTTGGGAGAACATCCTTGAATTGTTTCAATTTATTGATTGAAGACACGAATTCGATATGTATGTTCTCGTTTTTCATGATAAAGTATTGTGCAAGCATACCTTGGATTGTTTTCATACGATTTGCAATCGGCGATATCTGGTTCTCAATAACGACATGTGTTATTTCGTCTATGCCCGGCACCACATTTAACATCCGTTTCATGCTTTTTCCGATGCAAACCAGGTCGGTTTCATTTGCAGTTTTCGTCTTCTTCGAAACAATCGGTTCTAGACATCGTTCGACATAAAATGTATGCATCAAATCGATCAATTCGGGCTTCTTTTGTTTTTCCAGGTTCTCAATATTTGTATTTAAAAAATAGGATTGGCAAAGTTTCGTCAATTCGTCGACTTTCAACTTTTTCAAGTGAGTTATTGTTCGTTGTTTGGTGGGCAATAGAAACTGAGTGGCCGCCTTTGCATGTTTATCGCAGAAATATGTGCCGTTTTTGTGGTATTTCGATTTTTTCCCACATACTTTCGGAACGGCCTTTTTTGTCTTGGCCGGCATAATACATGAACAGGACTGAACATTGGACGGAGGTTCTTCATTCATCAAGTTTAACACATTCCATTCATTTATACAAATAGATCGAGAACCTGAATCAGATGGGGTCGATAATATGCAAAAAGCCATGTTTTTTATTCCGATATCGAAACTGATCACTTTCATTTTTATTACGTGAAATACAGATGAAAGTATTTCTATATTCTATTTATCAGCGAATATATTTTTGAAATGGATATAAACTGTTTGTGGTCAAAAGGTATAAACCCGCGAAATTCTTATATGGTAGCCGGAACGGAAAGTATTGGATCAGTAGACACGATACGGCGTGAATTGTGCAATCCGAGACAGTGTCTTTGGATACGAAACACATCTAAAACCGCCCAGGTGAGAACAGATTTAGATATATTGGCGGATATCATTGATTGTATAACGGATCCGAAAATATTGATTACGACGGATGGAGACCGGCCAGTCCCATCTTCCTATTGCGAAAAAACCGTGAGAATCTTACTGGATTCAGATAAAATCCTATTATGGTATACCCAAAATTACGATGGCACCATTTCACATCCAAAACTGAAACCGTTTCCGATTGGGCTGGATTTGCATAGTAAACGATGGATGGTAAACAATTCGGCATTAGCGAAATTAAATTATTACGATGAATTGCGCAAGCGCGAACAACCCTATATAACAGATCGTATATTTTGCGATGCTCATCTAAGTATCACTCATCCAGAACGAAGAAGTATGTTCCAGACGTTAAAAGCGAACGCACACATCGATTTTTTAGGATCTATCCAGCCTTTTTTGGAAATATGTTCACAATACCGAAAATACAAATTCGTGTTGTCTCCTCGTGGAAATGGCCTAGATTGTCATAGGACATGGGAACTCTTTTTATTGGGATGTATTCCGATTATAAAATCATCCTCCTTAGATATTATGTGGAAAACACACGGTTTACCTGTAGTTATCATATCGGATTGGGCCGAACTCAACGACAACAACATTCAAGCGAAGCTCGACCAGTGGAATAACGACTTGAATCCGTATACTGAGTATGATTATATTCGTAATAAGATGTCCTATCAATACTGGATAGGATCATAATAGATCGTATTTACTGTAGAAATAAGATCTATACAACTATCTATTTAGCTGCTGGCTGGGTAAGATTACGTAAAAACATATCTTGGGTGATCACTGGGGACACCTTGCGGGAGTCCAGTTGTTCACGAGTCAAATAAGCCTTTTTAAGATCACTTGCGGTAGATCCCATGACCTGGGTCGTATCCAGAACGGAGGCATACAGAGCGGGGGTAGATGAAGCCGGCTCTACGCGGTTGGATTGAATACTCATCACATCCACTGGACGTTTGTAGTATCCGGCATCGTTGGATGCCTCAGTTAGATTCGACTTCATCACATCCAACGCATTATGTTGCAAATACTGACGATATTGCCAGTTTGAAGTGATACCGTTCTTGCGAATCAGCTCCGCATTTGCGGCGGCATCGTGTTGCCAACCGGGCACAATAGACCGGCCGTCATTCATAATGGACGGGAAACCGGGATACTTATTATTTGTGGTGTAGCCCAACGATGTTCTAGGAACAGCATCATTTACACTAGGATATGCATTTTGCATAGTTTCATACATGTATAAACCCGACGAAAACATAGATTATAATATATACTTATATTTGAATTATATTATAATTTTCAGTAAAATATACTTTTAATCAAGATCCTTCGAACATAACAAAGCAACTAATTTATTTTTTCTCATTTTACTTGGATCACTCGCTAAACCTTTTTCAATAACTAATGCCTTCAATTCGGACAAGCTCATTTTGTTATAGATCTTTGAATGATCATTTTTGTCGGACGTGGTATCCACGGTTGAATCATCTAAATGATTCGTAGGTTCCTCTGGCAACTTTTCAATGTGTAGGTCCACTGAATACATTCCATCCACAGTAGCTGATTGTGGATGGCTATTCTCTACCGGTTCGGATGCGGGTTCAACTGCGGGCACATTATCTACAGTAAGAGTGATAATTTTGACGGGATCATCGATTGTATAAAGACTACTATCATCTACTGGATTCGCTTGGTCTTCGTCATCAGAATCCGTCTCCTCGCCTTCTGACTCGTCGGCATCATTCTCATCATCATCATCATTCTCATCATCATCATCATTGTCCTCACGATCGGTGCTGTCTTCTTCTTCATCTTCTTCTTCTTCTTCTTCATTGTCTTCCTCGCTGTCAATATCTTCAATGGGTATCGAAACCGGAATTTTACCGGTTGGTTGAACCCCCATTAAACGATGCATAGACACCTCTTCCGTGGCGAGTGGGGTCGGACTGCATGCATAAATTAAAGCGCGTTGCTGGTTCATTTCGCTTACAATATTGTTGATTAACTCGAACATCGTATCGCATTTTTGTTCAATCATATTTACACGCTGTCTAAAGTGGTAAACCAACAACAGAATCAAGATAAACGTAATAACTAAACTGATAAAGAACATTGATTCGATCATATCAAATAATTTCATTAAACTAACAATACAAATTATAAATAAATATAGGACGAGTATCTAAATCATTTGTCTAAATCATATATATCCAATACATTCAATAACATATCGCCCAGTGTAATTTCTCGAAGTAAAAATAGTGGCATATATTATAGATGAACCGTTCGTTTGAATATAGTGTAAAGCCGGCTATGACAACTTCATTTAGTGATGTCAATAAAAACCTAATCATCATCGTGTTGTGTGCACTTTTGATTTTATCCTTCGCAGGAATCAACCTTTTACATATTTTAGGAAATTTCATGCAATACATCGTAAATCTCTTCGGTCCAGTGGTCCGACAACTATTGTCCCTCATCGGATACACCACCGGTTCTGTTATTGAGAAGACGGCCGACGTGGCTACTGATGTGGCAACCGCTGGCGTTGAAGTTGCCGGTGGAACTTTACAAACACTGGGTAATTTACTTAAAACGACTGGGCAAGGTTATTCAGCCGTCGGTGCAAACCAACCCTTAGATTCTACTATAAACACCGGCCGTGCATCGAAATCAATGCCGATGCCATCGACCAGCACTAATTCGATCCAAAATCCGATTGCTGCATCCAAGGCAGGGTGGTGCTTAGTCGGTGAATACGACGGAAACCGCGGTTGTATCGAAGTTAATGACAGCAGCAAATGCTTATCGGGTCAAATATTCCCAACACAACAATTATGTGTGAACCCAATGAGAACACCATTCACTTATTCCCAGGCCAAGTGATATTTTCGAGAAACCAAACATATATGATCGAAAAACAAATAACATAAACAACACTGTATATTGTAATAATATCTATGACAATATACACTATATATGCAATCAAACTACAAAACCACAAATGGTTTTTAGAAACCGTTCCGGATGCGTATGCGAACACTGATGTATGTTTTAACTGTCAAATCAAATACGAGTTTGTCAGACAGAACTTGCCAGGCGAAATCCGCGAATATATACAAATTGGGTCGGAATCCGAAATAGACTATTTCGTGAAAAAATATATGAAGTTTTACGGAATAGATAATGTACGCGGAGGTTCCTACCTAGATTCAACAATGAGTATTCCTACCTATAAATATTTACAAGAGGAACTATCTAACAAATATACAACGATTGACATCGAACATGAAATACTAAACGCAGTATATGAATCATACGGAGATATACACACATGGGACAAGTCGCATATTCGCGAAGAAATGGATCAACTTGCACAAATACATCATCGATATCTGCAAGAAAAGAGCCAGCTTACCAAGCTACGCCAGCCAGATGGTCGGATGAATCGCAATATATTACACGATATTAATTGGTTATGTAGCCGAATCGTATTCTATGCAAACAAGGGCCTGTTATTACCGATCAACCCGGATGGCACTCGAGGCAAACATGAAACCCCGATAACGGATGTTATCGTATACAAACGCGTCTTGTCCAATTTACAAATGGTATATCGTATCTACATGGACCATATTGATGACAGTTGGTATACTGCGTCATGCACTAATTTTGAACCGAAACTATATTTAATGCAGCCCAAAATGATATTCGATACATTCTTCTACCATGCACATAAAACGGACGAGCTGAAGACGAATTTTGCGATTGTTGACCAAATGATCGATTGGTATGAATATGCCTATTATTGCATTATGACTCGCATAGACGAACTGGAATTCGATGTAAATTCATACGGAGAGAATTATGAGAAACGATATGATTTTACGATCCAATTTTTACAGAATTATCTCAATATATCACAAAATTGAATTGTTTATTTAGTTGTTATGTAGAGTAACTATATAACAACATGGCAAAGATGACCAGGGAACAGATGTTTTACGACGCATTCGGCGATTTTATTGTCGAACGTTTGACAAATATATATTATGAAATAACCTCACTTACTGAAAACAAACAAAAAAATACGCAAGTTTATCGAGTAAAAATTCCAGCAACCGTTGTTATCGGAACGCGCGATGTAAACATAGATGGTGTTCATGTAGAAGAAGATATACACCATGAGCAAACTCTTCCCGAATCCGCCTACTTAATAAACGAATTTCATAATTACTTTGATTACTATTATTTACACGTTCCGAATGAATACGGGCATAAGCTTTCCTATATGCTAATACGTCCAGATTACATATTAGATGATGACCTTTCATATCGTTATATATTAACAGTTGTGTATTATAAATCACATAAACCGTTCCCTCATGAAACTAAAACAATTACATCGGAGAGTGCAGCGTTGGACGAAATTGCCCATTTAAAATCCACCATTCGAATGCTCGAAGATACGAGTCATAATTATCAGCGTCGTATGTATCATTTACAAGAGGCATTGCACGACGAACGGCTTCGCAGAAAACATATATTACAAAAAGCAAAATCTAAAATCTATATGAACCACATGCGAATGGAAAAGCAGATTCGAGAACTAATCGAAACCAGTAATGTAAAACGCGATTGCCCAGTTTGTTTTGAAGATATTCAGACAACAAAATTGGTTGTGCCCGCTTGCTGTCATTATATTTGCACAGATTGTGTTTCGAAATGTCATGCGTGCCCATTATGTCGTGAAACGTATGATACGTATATTCATGAAAAATACATTCCATCTGAAGTATACTAAATACTAATCAGTGAATTGCCGTTCGCAGACGGAACTTCATTCGTGAGGAATACACAGTTCACTTGGTTCAGAGAACTGGATGCTGTATCGGGATTACTAATCAACCGATACTGTATTCTTTTTTCTATGTTTGCGGAACTCATTGCGCTGTTCGATCCCGTTATATTAATATCTACGTTATAGGACAAACGGAATGTATAGACATAGTTGGGTGAAGTATACAAAAAAACGTTGTTCGCAATGAGATCACCAATTTTAATATTCGCACTGAAATTATACGTTTCGATCGTAGGATCGGTAGTGTCCACCTGCGGTGTTAATTTTATTTGAACTGTATTATTCGTTAATGACGACACCATATTAATATTGTTTTGAACCTGCGATTCATTATAATATACCTTAAAGACCAAAGGACTCACGGTCGCTGTTATTATAGAGCCGCTCGTATCTATCGGTAAATATACGCCCTGAATATTTGCAACTATAGGAGTGGTATATCGATACGTATAATAGGGTGATTTAATGCTTGGACGAATATACAGGGTGGATAATTTCGTCGTATTTTGAGCTAATAGAGGGAAACAGATTCGGTTTATGTCATACGAAACCGACCAGTCGGGAACGTCTTCCACGTATTCTGTTCCTGTGCCGGGGGCAGAGTTATTCGATTTTAAACCATACAATGGAACCTGACTATTTTCGACCATTTGAATTGGGTCTCCGGGAATTCCGGCGGTTATTGACGACAGGCTCACCCTCGCATCCGCAGGAATAGACATCCGATTGGTATTATAATTACCTCTTACCAATTGCGCCCATTTATCTTTTTTTGTTAATTTACCTTTTTTTGATCCAGTATCATATTTCAAAACTTCCATCTTTCGTCTCATATCCAACTGTTCTTTTGTAAATTGGGTATATGGATTTTCTACACTGTTGCGTATGAGAGGAATATTAAATTGTGCTCTTAATCTACGTTGAATATAGACGGAGTCATCAACAAAATTGGGTGTGATGTTTGCACTCACCAGTTCTTGATAAGAAAACCCCGCACTAATAATATCACTATCCGAATAAGTCGTCATCTTTTATATTATGCTAACATATTTTTACACATAGAAATATGTTATCTTATCCAAACGATTCGAACTACGAACCAACTGCTTTTATATCTGCTGCGGTATAATTGGCTGCTTTTAATTCAGCCGCGGTATATCCAGCATTTAATATTTCCGAGTCGCTATAATTACCTTCATATCTTAATTGATACGCAGAAAACCCGCTCGCCTTCATTTGAGCTACACTATATCCGGCGATAAACAATTCATAGGCAGAATATCCGACCGGCAGGACTTCCTCCACTGGATATCCAGCGGTTTTTACTTGAAGGGCAGTATAGCCGGCAATAAACATTTGTTGTATATCATAACTAGCATCGAATAACTGTATAGCTAAATACCTATTTGTTTTTAATACGGAGGCGCTATAACCTGCACCCAATATCTGTGTATCCGTATAAACAGCGGTTTTCAGATCACTAACTGCAAAATTCGCTATCCGCAATTCAGTGGCAGAATACGCATTCGTTTTTAGTTGAGTTGCATTATAACCAGCTGTTGCGATTTGTTGTCGTGTAAAAGCCTGCGAAATGCTTAAATCTTGGATGGTGAACGATGCATTATACAAGGCGGGTGCCGAATAGCCTGCACCGGCAATTGTTGTTCGAGAAAACGCAGTGGATACACTCAAATCCTCGATGCTAAACTTTGCGGCATATAGAGCATTTGCCGAGTATCCAGCGCCAGCAATCTGTGGTCGCGAAAATGCAAGTGAAATACTCAAATCTTGAATAGAAAAGTTGGCATTATAGAGTGCAGACGCGGAATAACCTGCACTGGCAATTTCCGGATTGGTAAAGGCATACGAATCTAATAAATTTTGGATGGAGAAGTCGGCGGAAAATAATTCACCGACAGAGAATCCTGCTCCGGCAATATCAGTCCGAGAGTATGCAAGTGAATTACTGATATCTTGGATCGTGAAACTAGCATCATATAGATCTACCACTGGATAACCCGAAGTCGCAACCTGTGTTTTTGTATATCCACCCGCGAGTATCGCAGGAATATCATAGTTTGAACTTAAATCTTGGACAACGAGACCCGCATTGCGTAAAACACCCACAGAATATCCGGCACTCACTACTTGTGGGGTCGTATAACCGCCAGCAAGAATCGCAGGAACAGTGTAGTTTGTGCTTAAATCTTGCACCCTCAAATCGGCATTTCGCAAATCCGACACTGCATATCCGGCATTTGTGATCTCTGCACGTGAAAATCCACCATTGCTTAGATCAACAATACTATAATTGCCGCTCAGATCTTGTATAGTTAAACCGGCAGTTCGTAGGGCATTCGCCGAATACCCAACGCTCGCGATTTCGGCTATGGGTATTCCACCGGTGATCAAATCGCTTACTGTGTAATTGGTTTGTATTGCACCTAACCCGCTGAGATCAAAATCTGCATTGCGTAATTCAGCAACGGAATAACCGACACTTGCGATTTGCTCTCGCGGATAACCGCCGGTGCTCAAATCCTGAATAGTGTAATTCTGACGAATGGCATCCACTTGTTGAATATTAAAATTGGCGGCAGCTAATGCCGATGCAGAATATCCCGCACTAGCAATCTGCTGTTGTGTATACCCCCCATTACTTATGTCTTGAATGCTATAATTTGTGCTTAGATCCTGAATGGCGAAACTGGCATTGTTCAAATTTGATATAGAATATCCGACTTCTGCGATTTGGACCCTAGAATATCCGGCGCTGCTCAAATCAGAGATCGAATAACGAGCCACTACCGAGCTGAGCCCTTGAATATTAAAACCTGCATTATATAGCGAAGTTGCCGGATAATTTGCATCCGATATCTGTGTTCGCGTATAACCCCCCGAGAGTAGATCGGAAATTCCATAGTTCGAACTAACATCTTGAATACTGAAATTGGCGGCATGTATGTCAGTGGCACTATATCCAACGGCTGCGATTTGCACCGGCGTGTATCCCGCTGAAACAAGATCTGCAACCGCATAAATGGTAGGTATCGAGGATAGTTGTTGAATATTAAATTGTGCATTATATAAATTGGCCGCCGAGTATCCACCAGTTGCGATTTGTTCTCTTGTATATCCTCCTGAACTTAAGTCGGAGATCGTGTAGTTTGTGCTCAAATCTTGGACACTAAACCCTGCCGCACGCAAGTTTTCAACGGAAAATCCGACTGCGGCGATTTGTCGCCGACTAAACCC